CTCTCGCTTAACCTGGGCAACCTTTTTGACTTTTTGCGTTTTAGTCTGGGGTGTTCCTGATTTAACAACTCTGGGAGCAGCTTTAACTTTCTTAACCCCTTTAGCTGCATTGTCCTGCATCATAGCTTTGTGCAGTACCACTACAACCCTGTGGTCAGTGATGCTATCTATTTCAGTGGGTGGGAAACCAAGACTAAGAGCATAGTTTCTGAGATCAGATTTTAATGTTGATCCTGGCTCAGAATATTCTGGCAAAGCTTTGGCTAAAAGTTCTGCCTCTTGCTGTACCTTCTGAGATACTATATCATTGAACTCTTGCTGAGACTGCTGTTGCACTCTGGCACGTTCGTTATTCAGCTGAGTTACTCTGTCTTTGGCCTCTTGGTACTCAAGACGTTTTTCCATGTATTCCATAGGATCGTCGTCTTTTAGTTCCTTCCAATCAATGTTCTCAAACTGCTGTAGTTCGTAGTTTTGATTTTGAGACATTTGTTCCAAAACTTGAGAATACTGTTGACGCTCGTTTTGGACTGCTTGTAGATTAGCTTCGTAAGTTTTACGTTGCTCTGCTAGGGATTGCGATTTACGGGTGTAGTCCGCTTGCCGCTGATAGCCATCTCGTAACTCGTCCAGTGTAACCTCAAATTCTTCGCCGTCTACTTTAACAGTGTAGGCTTGTGGGGTCTCTGTAGGAGTTTCTTCGTCAGCTACCTCGTACTCGTCTACCTCTTCAAACTCTTCCGAAACTTCTTCTTCGGCCTCGTCAAAGGCTTCAGCTTCATACTCTTCTGAGTCATCAATGGTAGGTTCTTCGATTGCTTGTTCCGGATTAGTGTTTTCCTCACTTCCAAACATGACATCGAACATGCTAAGTTGTGGCTGTTTGACTTCCCCTTCGGGATTAGTCGGTGCCTCACTCATTATTTCTCTCCGTTTTCAATTTTGTCGTTATGGATAAAAGCTTGCAGGTCTTCCTTAACGGAACTCAAAGCGTTTAGCTTCATCCAACAAAGTTCTCTTTCTTCTACAGTATCAGCTATTGTCCATTGGGATATTAGTCTGTTACTTATGTTCTGTAGTGTTTCTTTAAACACCGGATTTTCAAGAATCACACTAGCTTGACTAGCTTGTTCTTTTGATAAGGTTGATGGGTTAGGCATATTAGCATTTACATTCTATACAGCCACATTCAACTCTGTTTCCTAGTTTCTTTTTTTTCTTTTTAGGTTTCTGATTGTAAGGTTGTCCTGGGGGCATTTTAATCACCATTTTTTGCAAGACCAGTAGCGAGCAGTTAGCTTACTGGGTGGGTTGGAATCGCAGCGGTGCCTAGCTCTAAAACTTTTACGCCGCTTGGGTTGATCTTTTTTAATAGACATATTAGGATCACCATATCTTATTAGACGAACCGTACTGCCTTGCTTTGCCAAAACAGCAAACTTTTTGTTTTTTCCAGGAGTACGTTTAGGCTTGTTGTATCCTGAAAACTTTTCACCTCTGTAGTCAATTGCCATTTTAGGTCTTTATAATGTAGTTAATAGGTTGCACTTTTAAAACAGCTGTTCCAGAAGATGCAGTAGCTGTTTGAGAGGTGCCTAAAACAAACCCGCTTCCAACACCTGCTGGAAAAAATGTTCTAAAATCTGGAACATTGAAAGTACCACCTGATCCGCCAAAAGTAGTTCCAATTATTCCAAATAAAACAGAATATGTAGATGTTGAGAACGATGACCCATCACATAACAAAAAGTCATTTATACCGCTAATTGTCTGAGTTGTAGGTATTGAGTTAGATGCGTACATCATAACCGTACCGGTTTCAAACCCTAACTTGTTCATCTGCGCTGCTGTTGGGTTAACAGCCGCAGTGCTTAAATTTGGAAATTGTGTCTGAAGGACAGTTTTTATAAGACGAATATGATCGTCACCTTCAGAAATGTTATCACCAGCAGCTGGATTGGATGTACTTAGCTGGCTAATGTAACTGGCAGATTCTACTGTCATTAATCTAGTCCTTAGTTTATTTTACCATTATTCTCAACAGTTGTCAAGCTAATGTGACATTTCTTTAGCACTGGCTGGTCTGCCTTCCGCTATAATATAACCAGCTTTTAAATTCGTCTCAGGATCATGTAGTTTTAAAATAGAAGTTTCTTCTTTTTTATGATCTTTGTAAACTGCCACAATCTCGTCTATATGTAACATAATAGGTGGGTAAACAAAGTTACATCTTCCATCAAATTGTTTAATCTTCAGAGTGCTGGCATATCTTAGTTCACTTTTAGAGTCTGCATGAGCAACGTCCATTATATCTTTTTCTTCAATGCACATAAAAAACACATTGACTTTATCACCAATAGTCCAAGTATCTGCTACAGCTGAATGCAATGGTATAGCAAAAAATGCTAAAATTAAAATAAGTATAGGCATTTTAATCCTTTACAGGTACTTCTGCCCATCCAGATGTTAAGTCAATTAAACGCAAAGCAGCGATAGTGTCAGCAGCGTTAATGGCTGTTACAAATTCTTTTTCCTTAGCATAGGAAACTGCAACGTGAGCAGCAACAGCAGTCTTTAGAGCATCCATGTCTGTATCAACAAACTCAGAATCGGAAATAAAAGTTTTTTCCACTGTTGATTCGTCTTCCTGTACAACGTCTTTAACAACTGTGGCAGCTGCTTTCCAGCTAATTGTCCCAGTCATGCGACTAATTGCAGACTGCGAGTCTCTGTCTGTTGCATAAAATTTATTGTTTAAAAATATTCCACCAGTTTCTACTTCATATCTTTTTTGGGATACTTCGGTTTTTGCTAAAGTTTTAGCGGACTCTATGGAAATGTCTTTAGCAGCGGCAGTAATAACCCACTCGTCATTTGATAATTGACCAGTTTCTGCACCTACTTTCTGATACTTGTCTAGGGTGGGTCTGTTATACCCTACGTTTCTTAATGTACCAGAGGAAGTCTCAAACGGCAACTTTGGTTGCTTATTACCAACAAGTCCTATCATTTCTTGTAGTTTTAAAGTCCAAGACCCTTGGTAAACAAGTTGTCCGTTTAATTCTAATGCAATCATTTTATTTACCTTTTTAAGTTACCTTCCATACACAGGAGGTAGTGTACCGTTACCACCTATGTCTGCCATTGCTAGGTAGATGTATGTTACACCACTGCCGTTCATGCGAGTATCTGTATCCCTGACCTTAAATCCATCAGACAACATATCTATTGAACCTGTTGTTCCGAGAGTTGCTTCTGATGAAGGTGTCTCGGCAGTTAAGATTGCTGAAGATACATTGATTGGTGATCTTGCTGTGTCATGCATGACCCATCGATCAACACCTACCGACTTTCCAAGTACAAATGCAGGTTTAAATCCTGTGTGAATATAAGGACCATTTGCATTTGCATTACCTACGAAGCTTCCTACCTTACAGACACCAGGAACTGAGCGGAACGCTAGAAATGACTTAGGTCTTGTATTGCCATTAGTATTGTTACCTGTGCCGACTGAGAACACTGAAGAAGTGGGTGCTGTGTCATTCCACATTAGTACGGAGTCATAAGCAGCACCTATATCATTTAGGACCAAATAATCAGTTGCAGCATCGCTGGCTACACCATAATGATACACAACAATAGAGTTGTCGAATCCCTTGTCCCAGACAATCACCATCTCAGCAATGCCACCTAAACCATGCCCCACAGTCCCTGCCGCTGTTTGACCAGTGTATGTCCCAACAGAAAAATTTCCTGCATCAGCAGCAATTATAGTACTTGGAATAGAACCATCATTATTTACTGTGCCAGTAGTTGCACTATCTCCTATAAGCCACTGCCAAAGAACATAGCTTTCATTGGCAGTATTTACCTGTACATCACTACCAACTTGTACACCTCTCTGAAGAAAGCGTTGCACAGTGTTAGGTTCAGTAGCTTCAGCAGCAGCTTCATTAGAGTGTAGAACTTCTCCAACACCTCTTACTCTATCTACTAAGATATGAGAGTCAGTAGCATCTCTGTTCTTGATCCATGCCAAAGCTGTAAGCTTAGATGCAGTATCGTCTAAGTTGTCTTGGTTAAGTTCAAGAAAATCTGTAGGAAGTGTACCATATAGCGAAGCACTCTGACCACCAAAGCTAACTGATAGCTGTCTACCAATAGCAAAGTATAGCCTTTGTCCACTAACAAGAACACCTTGATAAGTAGGAGTTGCACCTGTTGCTGGATTACCACCACCAAAATATGTAAAGCCAGACCCTGTATCATATCCTAGCCAAAGACTATTAGTATCCATGTCAATGGCAGCAATAAGTTTATTATTAACAGAAGGCTGTGATGTATTAAAACTTCCAACACTGTTATGTTCTACATTAAATAAACTAGCACCGGGAGCATTTACAATTCCCCAAGATGTGGAGGTACGCCCAATTTTAGTTGTTAAACTGTTTTGTTCACTAACAATGCCAAAAGTAAAATCTGTTGCATCAATATTAGCAGTAAATGCCCACTTACCAGATTTGGGTATTGCCATTGTAGCTTGTACATTATGATCTGTAGCTGCCGTTTGTTTTAGATTACCCTCTACTAAGACAACACTTGAACCTGCTCTACCTGGATCAAGAGTTGCAAAGTTTTGAGAAGGTGTGTCTATAAACTGATCTGATGTTGCCCATGCAGAACCGCCATCAGTTGATTCAGTCCAATTATTACTATTACCAGAAGTATCTGTACCTGCTCCACTTCCAGATGCAAATGTACTTTCATACTGTAGATAAAAACCATTCGTACCAAAAGTTAAACCACTTACATCTTTTGGCACCCAACGATTTGTTGATGTATCCAGTTGACCAAAGCTAGTTGCATCTAGCTGTTGACCATCAATCATAACTGTTTCAGCTAAGTAAAAATCTGGTTCACCAATTCCGTTATTTGTCTGTCTTCCAATATTGTGTGCATTGGTAGAGTTAAACTCTGTATCATAATCATCAGTGGCTAAGTCTGTACCACTTACAGATTGTCTAACACCGTTAATATAAATTATAACTTTATTGGCACTAGCTACTGCTGCTCTTGTATCATAAGCCACCACCAAATGATTCCAACTAGAAGTATCACCAAATGTTCTATCAGTGCTTATATTAAGTACAAACGATGAACCGTTGTAAAGATTTGCCTGTACTTTTTTAGTAGCAAGAGTAGTACCAGTAATTCTAATTTGTGCTTGTTTTGATCCATCATCTGTAGTTAGTACTGCATTTTCATTATTATTACCTAGACCTGTAATTTTAATCCAAGTGCTAAAGGTAAGTGTTTTTTCATCACCTCCAGAAGAAGGTGTTCTTGCAAGATATCTTAAATCTGCATTATCAAACATTGCAGAGTTATCAACAGTGTAAGCATCTGTAAACGGAACAAAGTCACCTACTCGCTGACCAGTGCCGTTACCCTCGTAGAGAGTAGGTGCAAAGTAATCTATTCCTTGATAGTCTGGTGCTGTTAGATTTGAGGATGCAAGAGATGCAAAGCCAGTAGGAACTGTGTGAGCAAAAGCTGATTGTCCAAAATTTACAGAATAAGCTGAACCAGATAATGCAACACCACCAACAAATATTTTCCACTCGTCTCCAGTAATAGTCGCCACTTCTCCAGTACCACCTGCTGGATCACCACTATTAAAATATGTACCGTCTTTGCCAGCCCAGATTTTTCCTGTCGCTGGGTCAAAGGCGCACATATAAACGTCACCGCTACTAAAACCGGCATTAGTTCCAAGATTGCTTCCGTTAAGCATTACTGTAGAAGTGTTGGCTTGAAGGCCATATCCAGAACCAGCAAATGCACCGGGTGACCACAAATCATTTCCGGTGTAACTCGTCAGAGCAATGCCGACTCTAGGATAATCATAAGTAGCATCGACGGTATCAAACGTAACTTCGTAGTAAAGCTTTGAAAATGTACTATTAACAATCATTGCTGATCTAGCAAATCTGTTTGTTTGTGCCGCAACCGACAAATTGCCATTTGTCAGCGTTGACATTCCTTGCCCACTTTCTGAAGCTGGTACTATGTTACTAAGACTTGGGTAAACTAAACTAGGCGTATTAGTGCTTTGATTAGCACTGCTCATACTTGTAGGAGTGAAATCATTGCTATTAGCACTGATATCGTTTCCAAGATCAGAACTATCTGCAAAGTCAAGACAGAAACTATCACCTCCTGCTGAACTAGCTAAAGCTGCTATATCAGCATCTGCTTTAGGAGTAAACTGTGAACCATTTGTACCTAGTGTAAATGCATCTAAAATATCAGTAACAGCTACATCAGCATTCTGAATACTATCATCATCTAGCATAAAAGATTGTGCTAAGTAGCAGGGATTAAATTGACTAGCACCTCCAGGTCCAACGCCCCACTGAGTTGGCTCACCACTACCTCCAGTTATACTTGGATTGTCATTTAGGGTATAGTCAGTAGAAACTGTAAGAGTACTAGTCTGATCAATGCCGTTTATATAATATTTTAATCTGCTTCCTGCACTAGCAGTCGTATCAATTGATATCATTATATGATACCAGCCAATATCTCTTAGCAGCATTGTAGTTGATTCTGCTGAATACTGAAAGCTACCACCATCATAATCAAAGATAGAAATTTTACCTGCTTTACTTGCCTGATCTTGCATTCTGATGGCAAAGTGTGCTGAACCTTTTTTACTAAAGATTGTAGCATCTGAGGTAGTAAATCCAGTTTTCTGTATCCAAGTTCCTATGACAGCCTTGGTTCTGGTTTTTGCGCCTAGTTCTGCTGATAGAAAATCCGCTGTGCCATCGAGCCATACAGAGTTACCAATAACAGTTGGGTCAAAAGGTGCTGGACCTGTTACAAGGTTACTTCCCAAAAGTGGGTTCATTAACGCCATTAGGCGATCTCCAGAATCTCTAAGACTTGGGTGCCGTCGATGACGGTGCTTCTCATCAAGTGCTTTGCGGACGCGGCGCTGTTGTAGGTTCCAGATACTTTGTCGTACCCCGAAGTTGTAATTGTGTACCCGCCCGTCCCGTCATTGGTTGTGACCATTGCAATTACCGAATTTACAGTTTGCGGGGCGAGGGTAAAGCTGCCGTTAATTGTAAGCGTTTTAAGGTTTTCTTTTGCCGTGGCAATTTCAAGCGTCTGCGTACCCGTTCCAGAATTGCCTATTGCTTCAATGTCGCTGGAGTAACCAGCGGTAAGGTTATCACTAACATCAGCAAACAGAGTGTCAGCGTCAAATGCCTGCACGTCGGTTCCGATAACCAGCCCAAGATTACTCCTAGCTGTTGACGCATCACTAGCACCTGTGCCACCATCTGCAACAGTAATATCTGTTATACCAGTTACAGAACCACCAGTAATAGATACAGAGTTACTGGCTTGAGTTGCTACCGATCCTAAACCTAAATTGGTTCTCGCGTCTCCAGCTGATGTAGCATTAGTACCTCCATTGGCTACAGGAAGAGTTCCGCTAACTGCACTTGCTAAAGGCACTTGTCCGTATGATGGATCAGTTCCATCAGAGATTAAAACTTGGTTAGCCGAACCTACGGCAAGTCTTTCAGTTGCAGAAGCTCCCCTTGTAATAATATCCCCTCTGGTGGTCATAGGATCGGCAAGACCGCCTAGGGCAGTTAATGCTGCTCCAGCGGAAGTAGCACCAGTTCCTCCAGATGTAATCGGAACCGTGTTTAAACTTACTGTTACAGACCCTGTGGCTTGATCGACAGTTACTGGAGTTGTTGCTGCAAGGGTGGCTACCCCTGCCAAAGCAGATGCTAAAGTTGACTTTCTAACTTTAAACGTCTCTCCAGCACTAACATCTACAATTGCTAGAACATCATCGTTTGCTAAATCCGCTTCAACTAACTCTGTCAGCTCAGTGATTTTTTTGTTCGTAGCCATCTAACTCTCCACCCAATCTATAAATAATGTGGCTGTTCCTGCTGTAGCAATAGTTGCTATTTTTTCTCCATCTCCTGATCCCAAAGTAGTATCAGGTCTTACTATAATATATTCGCTTTGTCCTGCGTGAATATACGAAGAAGTGCCGTCTGTTACAGCAACAGGGTTAATACCCACTTTATAGTAATGTAAGTTAGACCCTGTAGTGTTTGCCACAGTAACGTGAGCAATGTTACACCCAAACGGACAAGTACCAGACTGTGCTGAAGAAGTCGTAATGTCTATTTTTTCGCTAGAGTTTGTTCTATGTGCGTGTGGATTCTGACGACTCATAATTAGCCCTCTAAAAACGTAACATTTACTGTGGCTGTTCCAATGCTGGCAATCTTTTCTCCGTCCGTTGCACTGGGAGAACTGTCGCTGCGAATAACAAAATAAGCTGCATCAGCTGGATCAATGCGAGTACCTGTGGCCGTGGCAGTTGGGTTTGGCCCGATTGCAATATTAACAGCAGCACTGGTTGCAATTCGTACAATAGTGGAGCCAAATGGAGCGCGTCCGCTTTGTGCGCTTGTTCCTGTACTAGCAATGTTTTCGCTACTGACAATACGGGAAGCCATAGAATTTTGATAAGCCATTTACTTATGCCTTTATGTTTTTATCTGAGTTCATTTCAAAACCTAGCTCTATACCTTTGAGCTTTAGTTCTTCTCTTTTTAGTGCCATGTTATGTTCAAGTTCAATTCGTTCCAGTTCCATCTTAGAAGCTTTTAACTCTAGCTCTTTAGCTTTTACCTGAGCTTCCAATTGAGATGCTTGCGCTTCTGTTATCATAGCTTGTGCTTGAGCCTGTGCTAATTGCTCTTGAGGACTCAGTGGCATAGGTTCTGTTGGAGGCTGGCTAATAAACTTGTCTACATTTTTGATGCCCATCTCGTCAGCTATTTCAGTAACGAGATTATAGATGTTTTGGGGCTGGACAATTCCTTTGGTCTGTGTAGCAACCTTTTCTACAAGGCCAGCAAAATTGCTCATGTTTTGTAGTTTCACATCTTGGTCGCCGTATCCAATGCCAACCTCAACATTTACATCTAGGTCTTCTCGCCAACTACCAGGATCGATCTCAAAATATTCGTTGTTTAAACGTACAACCTTTTTACGGTCTTCGTAACGTTGAATAAGATTGTAAATTTGTTTAAATAAGTTTCTAACACCAGTGTCAGCAAATATTCTAGCAATTAACTCCAACCGTCCTTGTGCATTCGTCAAGGCAGCTGTTACTGCGCCCGTTGTTACGTGCGTTTTTAAAACATCAGCTGACAACCCTTGGGTTTTAGGATTGACACCAGTGCGTCCGCTTTTAATATCCTCCCAATATTGTAGCATTTTAAAACTGTCGCCACTCAAAGGAGGTGTTATAATAGGCGTTAAGGCACTGGGACTACGGGTACGGACAATTCCACCTGGTCGGTTTGTTAAAAGATCGTCAATGTTTACCTGACCCTCAACAACTTGAAATCTACCGTTGTTGGCAAGGTACATATTGTCTAACAAATTACGGGTCAGGGTAGAGCGAATAAGTTGAATGTCTTGTACTGTCTCTGCGACACTTAATCCAAAAAACTTGTGTGGGATTGGAATTGGGCAAATTGTAGAAAACGGAATGTAATCTATAGGCTCAATGTCTAACAACTCGTTACCAGCATGACAAATTTTATGCAAGACACTAATACCAGAACCATCCATGTCTATTTTCATGTACGACTCGTATATCTGCACAACCATTTCTGAGTCGGCAGCGGCCTGATTAGGATAAACATCTGTTGCATCGTAAGCATGGCGAGCCATGTACTCTTGAGACGTTGTAATATCGTCAGCACCTCCGACATACCCTGGGAGGGAGTCTATAACGTCTGCATCATAGCCCATCCTTAGCAGATCACTCTTGGACTTGTGCGAACGGTGACAAATAAACCTAGCGTCTTCAAGCGTCTTAGCACCTCTGTTTATTAAAAACTCTTCCGGAGGTACGTTTTCAACAGTGACTTTACCGGTCATTACCGACCTTACAAAGGTAGCATCATGCGAAATCTCTTCGATTTCTACAGGCTCGCCTGTCATAGGGTCAAGTGCTTGCTTTACAACGACAGTTTCTGTATGCTCGATTTCTTCTAGTTTTTCGTCTTGTATTAATAAATTATATTCGTTGTTTGTTAAGTTTTCGTATGTTTCAGTTGTAGTCTTTTCAATATCTTCCCAATAGTGTTTTACAATGCCTACCTTCTGCATCAACGCATCTAGGAACATATTGTATAAAACCATAAAACCGTCGTTTTGTTTATAAAAAACATGGTTTACATACTTGGTAGCCTGGTCTGCAACGTCTTCGTCTTCTGGACCTTCTGGGACAAACTTGACAACTTTATCACCAGCTGTAAAGATACGCATCAGGGACGGCATCATCCACATCAGGGTATCTTGAACGTCTGTTACAACAACCTGAGAGCGACCTTCTTCTTCGTTTCCAAAAGGCTCCCCGTAAAAGTACTCCATTGCCTTTTCGCGTTGGGAGCTAATCTCAGAATCCATATAGTCAGAGGAACCGTTAATCTCCCCCTCGACCATTGATAAAATTTCATCATCGTCTAGGTTATGAGCCATGCTTTTTCTCTTTGTCCATTATACGATCCCTACACTGGAGTACTTGATTTCTTTTTCAAACCCGTATTTCCTGTAGTGCGTTTTGTTCTTCATTTGCTCTCCAAACCTCTCTATGGAAAGGGAAGCGTATCTCATTGCGCTTATAAGATCGTCTTTAATCGGCACCACTCGTCCATTTTTTCGATGGTAGAGACGCATTTCCTCAAGGGTTTCAACACAAGACATAAAAATTTGCAAGCGACCAGTTTCAAAGCGTTGCAGCATGATGCTAAGGCCCGCTTCAATAGAGTTATTACCATTTAATTTACCCTCCGTAGGGGGATTGCTAAAGTGATCAGGTAGCATATATACGCCTAGGTCTCTGTATTGCTGTGCTAACTGTATTCCCGACCCTTTGTCATGCTGTAACCCATCGTGGGGAAACGCTACTGGTATCCCTGGTGTTCTTGAGTTTAACACAGCTGCGTGAGTCAGTGGTGTTTCTTTGCTTCTTCGGTGTTCATCGTAGATATAGATAATATCATCATCTGGGTCGTAAGCTGCCCAAGAAACTGCTGTAGGGTGGTCATATCCAAAATCAATAGCGGCCAACTTTGGATAATAATCTGGTATCTCAAAGTCCTCACATACTACATCGTCTTCAGATACAGGAAATACCAATCCTGAGCCAAATACAGGTATTCCCTTGGAACGCATATCCCTTTCAGCAGGGCTATAAACTGATAAAAGTTGCTCTTTTGTTTTTTCGTCTAGGTGTTCTACATCGTCCCAAGTTGCTGTTATCAAGCTCTGCCCAGGCTTTAGATCGTTCATAAAACTGCTTACTACTGACGTCATCCCACGTTCTGGGGTAAATGTCATGTAGACTATACCATTTGTATCTGCGGTCCTGGTTATGCATTGGGAAAATATTTCCTGCTTAGGTTCCTCATCAAGCCAGACAACATCAATAGCCTCGCCCATAAACTTTTCAAACCCTTGCTCATATGCCTTAAAACTGATCTGGGAGTTACCTCCACTCTTGTGTCTAACCAATACACTAGAAAAAGCATTTGGCACTCCTGGTTTACGAACTGTTTCTACAATATTGTCCAGGGGTACTGCCCCCGTCCCTTTTTTCAAGGGGTCTTGTGGGTTCCCAAATAGTTCTTTTTGAATAATGTCCCTTGTAGTGTCGTTTGATTCACCAGCTGCCCATGCCCTGATAGGCTTGTTAAATCTACGACCTTTCCACCATTTCGGATAACTACCTGTTAGGTGGTAGGATGTTTCAGCTGCTCCGCAATAGGTTTTCCCTACTCTGTTTGCAGCCATTAAAATCCGTTGAGCGCAATCCTTACTTTCCGAATGAAACCTAGTTTGGTAATCATAAGGATCATAATGCTCAATACGCCTTGTCTCGAACCGGCGTTGCTTTTCCTGGAGCAGCTTTAAAATTTCTTCTTTACTTACCACGTTGCAAAGGCACCACGTTTTCAGAAAGACGCTGGATTTGTTCGTCTAGCTCATCGTCTGTAAGCTCAGAAATCTCCCTAACAACTGTTTCCTGTTTGTATACAGCGTCGTACCCAGCCCTTGATAGGATATCTCTGGCGGCGTTTAGTTTAACATTTTCTGAATCAGCTTCTCGCATTAGGCTTTCCAAGACAGACAAGGCAAGTGTTGCCGTTTCGCCTACTTTTTCCTTAATGCGCTTTTCAATATGGAGCCAAAGGTGCCGCTGTAACCTTTTAGACCTATGTCCTGCATGGGAGCCTTCAGCTTTGTACCCAGCTGCGTGAAACGCTTGCTCTGGCTCTAGGTGCTTGTCTACCAACTGGACGACAAACTCATATTCCTTAGAGGTCATTTCTTTGTCTAAGGGTTTTGGGTCTTCGTAGCTGGCAAACTTTCTTGTTTTCGGCATATGGTTTTTCTCAGTTTGTTTACGATTTGTTCTCGTAATGTAGGCACTGTTACAGGTATGCCACCAAGGTATCCAGGAATGTATTTCATAATGTTATTATACTACAGATTTACAATTGTGTCAACAGGTTTTCAAAATATCCCCCGGAATGAACGCACTGGACTATAAAGTAATTAACCACCACTGGGGGGGTCGCGTTCTCGTTTTGTTCCTGGTTTGCCCAAGGTTGAGAACAAAAGGGGAACAAAAGCAGATCCGACAAGAGAACAAAACGTGAACATCCAATGGTGTGACAAATTTGCAACACTGTTGCTTATACATCACTGTTGCAATAGTGTCACAGTGTTGCGCCTGGGCAACAGTGTGACAATTGTGTCACAGTGTTGTAGGATTGCTACAAATATTTGAAAACTGTGCGTGTGTGTGTCCATTGAACATAGTTTGGCATTGATATTGCTTGTCATGCGTTTGGTGAATGGATGCATATACAGGTATGCATTTGGTGCATATGGTCCTAGAACGCTCTCAGAAGCCCGCTGGTGCGCCTTGGTAAAAGACTAGCTAGGCTATGCGAAAATAGTTTACGCGAATGTAGCATAGTTGGCATGGCGTTTGCGTAGACAACTATCATGCCAGTTAGGATATAAATAAAAATAATAAATACTATACTGCCGTTGACACAACCGAGCGCATGGTGTAATCATGCGTTCTATTGTATCAATCGAGGATTATCAAATGATGAAAACAGATGCATCAATTAGGCGGTTCATTGCCTTACAACGACATAAATCGTCGGACGAAATGCTTAGACTATTCGACCGATACGAGATATATGTGTGGTGTGTTGCGCCAGACAGTAACCCTAAGACATTCAAGCAATGGTTAGAGGACTAGACAATGACAACTTTAAAACAGACCCATGCGGCTATAGTCGGTAGTCGCACAATGTACAGCAAGAATGTACACGCCCTTGACACCTATACACACAAGGCCTTGAAACCATCGACCAATAAAAAGCTTGGTCGCAAGGTTACCAAGGGCAAGCTTGCCGGGTTGCCTATCTATACCCTAACCCTGGAAGAACGTAAGACATGTGACAACGCTTGTGAACACTGGCTAGATTGCTATGGTAACAATATGCCATTCGCCCACCGTATCGACACAGTAGGCCTTGAGGCTCGCTTGGGAACAGAACTGGACGCCTTAGATAAAAAACACAAGCGAGGCTACTTGGTCCGTCTACACGTCCTAGGTGATTTTTATTCTGCCGATTATGTTAAATTCTGGCAAGCCCAAGTTACCAAACGCGACAAGCTGCACGTATACGGCTATTCCAGACACCACCCGGGCAAGCCTGTAGGTGACGCCTTGAAACACGCTCGCAAGGTCCTAGGCTTTAATCGCTTTGCAATCAGGTTCTCTACATTGCCAAGTGATAACCTATCTGCCAACACAATCCACAACACTTCCAAGGACGCGATCACTTGCCCGGTTCAATTGGATAAGACAGACAGCTGCGGCACTTGCACGCTGTGCTGGACCGCTAGGAAACCCATTACATTCCTAGATCACTAGTTGACAGAACGGAGCGCGTGCCATAACATGCGCTCTATTGTGTCAATATTGGAGAATGTTATGGAACAATACGAACTAAACGGCCACAGAGACGATGGGCGTGGCGTGTGTACCGACTGTTGGTATTTGGGACTTTACGAAAAGTCCG